CTGAAAGACGTAATGATCCAGAAAATTATGATGAAAATGGTTATCGTAAAGTTGATATTTATGGGTCTGATCACGCCGCTAAGATTAAAGCTATTCGAGACAAAGTATTAGAAAAGAGGAATCGATAATGGCTGATAAATGGATTCAAGACGCTATAAAACCTGAAAACAAAGGTTTGTTGCGTAAGAAGCTAAAGGCTAAACCTGGTAAGAAGATACCAGAGAAGAAGCTTGATAAAGCGGCTCATTCAGAGAATCCAAAGTTACGTAAAGAAGCAACGATGGCTAAGACTTTAAGAGGATTGCGCAAATGATGAAAGATTATGACGGCGACAAAGATTCTGATTCTAAAGCTCCTTATTGTCCTTTAGAGCCAGGCCTTGACCCTAAGATTAAATACAATCAAAAATTCGTTTATCCAGCAAAAAAAGATATGCCTCACAATAAAAACGATATGTAATGGCTAGGATGCTCATACATGCAATGCACAAAGTGCAAATACCCGGACAGTCATGTAGTTGATACAAAGTATGAAAAAGATGACATCATTAAGCGACGTAGAGAATGCATAAAATGCGGTCAGCGCTTTAATACAATAGAAAGTATAAAAGAAGCGCGAAAGGATCAATCTAAATGATGACTCTTGCGCAATGTCAGCTTCGTGCCGCTGAAATCATGAAATCCCAGAATCAAGCTCGTAATCAACATATTCAATTCAATGACACGGAGACGCGTATCTATGTTCCAGGCGCTCAAGACAAAATCTATATACCTACTCCTACTGGCCAATCTTTTCACGATGATGATAGTTTTATTAAGCTTATTATGGGTCCGTATGGAAGTGGTAAAAGTACGCTCTGTCAGCATGAAATTATTAGACGCGCATGCGCAATGCCAAAGTGGTCAAACGGACAGCGAAGAAGCCGATGGGCCATTGTCAGAAATACCAGTGGCGAGTTACAATCAACCACTCTCCAAACCTGGATTACTTGGTTTGGTAGTCTTGGCGACGTGCGAAAAAGACAAAAACCCATTCTCACATATGAGCACACCTTTAATGACGGTCACGGCGTTGTAGTGCTTGAATTACTATTTTTAGCACTTGACCGTGAAGAAGATTTACGTAAAGTAAAATCACTTGAATTAACAGGATGCTATATCAATGAATTGTCAGAAGTGCCGCAAGGTGCTTTATCGCATCTTAAAGGACGGGTTAACAAACGATACCCTTCGCGTAGCTTTTGTTCCGATGATTATTGGTCTGGTATTATCGCTGATACTAATCCTCCCGACGTAGACCACTGGCTTTATAAAGACTTTGAACTAAAACAACTCGATTCTTATAAATTATTTAAACAACCGCCTGGATTGTTAAAACATGAAGAAAAATGGATTGCAAATCCACATTGCGATAACGCTAACAATTTGGCTAACGACTATTACGTTAAACTTGCAGAGGGCCAATCTGAAGACTTTGTCAAAGTGTACTGCTTGGGTGAATGGGGTAGTGTGGGCTTTGGCAAAAAGGTCTATCCGGAATTTAACGCAGACTTCCACGCAAGAGATATCGTCTTAGCGACACAAGGTGATCCGATACATTTGGGTTGGGATTTTGGTTTGACTCCAACATGTATTGTGGTTCAAATAACACCGCGTGGTCAGCTAAAGGTTTTAAAAGAATATACCTCAGAAGACATGGGTATTAGAACATTCGCCAAAAACGTCGTATTGCCCGGGCTTGCTCAAGACTTCCCTTATAATCGCATTGGTATATCTGTTGCTGATCCGAGTGGTATTGCGGGTGATGCTATTATGGAGGAACTGAGCTGTATCGGTGAGCTCAATTCCTTGGGCATCAACACAAATGCAGGCCGTACGAATGAGCTTGAGAGTCGTATCGGGGCAGTACGTTATTATTTGAATACTATGATCGATGGGCATCCAGGAATTATTATCAGTCGTGATGGTTGTAAGCAATTGATTCGTGGGTTTGTGAAAGATTATTGTTATAAGCGTATCAGTGTTGGCGGAGAAGAACGCTATAAAGAAGTCCCGCATAAAAACTTTTCATCCCATTGTTTTATTGGCGAGACATATGTTTCTACGCCAAAAGGTTATAGTAAAATCGATAGTTTAAAGCTTAATGATATAGTGTCCACACCTTATGGAAATAAACGCATTCTTGCAACAATGTCTCGTAAATCTGATGATTTAATTACATTATCATTATCTAATGGTTCTGAAATAACCTGTACTTCTGATCATCCATTTATCACTTATAATGGTGTGATGAGAGCAGATGCATTACAATATAGCGATATATTGTTAAGCATTAACTCTGAGGTATTAGAAGAATGGAAAGAAAAAGAAAACACCCAATCCAAGAATTTAACGGAATCAAATACTACAAGAAACCAGAAGACTATTACAAAGCTAATTATGAAAGTTATGGGCGGACTCGATACATGCATCGCGACGTTTGGGAATTTCATAATGGCCTTATTCCAGAAAAACATCACGTTCACCACATCGACCATGACAAGAGTAACAATGACATCAAAAACCTTTCACTCATTAGTGCCTCAGAACATAGGATACTTCACGGAAGAGAACTCAAAGGAACTGAACAGGCAATCAAACATATGGCTGAGCTCCGTCCTCTCGCATCATTATGGCATAAGTCAAAAGAGGGGCGAGAATGGCATAATAAGCATGGAAAAGCATCCTGGGAAGGTAGAGAAGAATTGTCTTACATTTGTACATTCTGTAGTAAGAGTTTTAAGAGACTTAAAGGGACAAATAAAAAAGGTTTTTGTTCTCCCTATTGCCAGTCTCAACAAAGAAGAAAACTTGGGATCGACAACGAAAAAAGAAACTGTGTTATATGTGAAGCAGAATTCCAATGTGACAGATACACAAGAAAGAAAACCTGCTCTAAGAGTTGTACAGGTAAAGCCATATCCAATACCAAGAATGGTTTATGATTTAACTATTGAAGATGCGCATTGTTTCTTTGCAGAAGATGTCTTAGTTCATAACTGTCATGATGCGTTGCAGTATATCGCAATGGAGTTCTGTGCGGATAGGATTTTGGCAGAGAAAGCGCCTGTTGAGAAAATAGATATGTTTAATCCCGTTTTTCGGTGGCAATGATGACAGCAGATAAATTAATAAGTGAATGGATAGAAGATCCCAAAGGTAATAAGTCTGAAGCATGGATAGATTTAATTTATAACCATTATAAAGATGGGATGCATTGGGTTCATGCAGGTGTGAAGCGCGATGGATGCATACATCTTAGAAAAGCATATAACATTCCGTTTCCTCAAACTAATGAAGAAATAGAAGACAATAGCGATTATATTCACATTTGTGATATTGATGAGATGATTGAACAATTAACTAAATTGAAAGAAGTTGCATTGAAACATTTTGGTAGTGATTGGAATACATAGGAGAAAAGCATGAACCCTGAACAAAACAAAGAAGCCGTTATAGCAAATGACCGAGATATCATTCGTCAGACGCCAGGTATCCAACAAGACACATTACGCGTTCAAAATCCAAAGAGCAAAGTAGCTAATCGTCCTGAAGAATTATTTTATAGAGCAATTAATCGATAAGGAAATATATTTATGACAATTTCATTAAGTTCCATGGTTCATTTAGCAGAAGATGCGGAGAAAGTTGTGAGTTTATTTTTCACATATAATGGAACGACTCATTCAGTGACTGTAAATCAGGATGCATTATCGAGTCCAGATGCGATTAAGACGACATTGGTGAGCGCTGTGAGTGCTTTGGTTGATGCGGCAACTGTTGCGAGTATCTTATAAGGAGAATCTTATGCCATTAGTTAAAGGAAAAGCTGCAAAAACTAAAGCTGGTATCTCAGAAAATATACGCCGTGAACGAAATTCTGGGCGTCCTGAAGCACAATCCATTGCGATTGCAATGAGTGAAGCTGGAAAGAGTAAAAAGAAAAAGAAGGTTAAGAAATGATGACATTAGAAGAATTTAGAGAAATGTATCCAGATGTTTCTAAAGAAGAATATGGAACACCAGAGGATTTTAATAAAGATATTAAAATTACTGACCCCTTTGATATGTTTAAGGATAAGAAATGAAATATCGCATAGTCAAGGATGGTAATAATAAATATAGAGTTCAACGTAAAAAGGTATGGGGCGATGCTTGGGAAGATATTAGCCTCGCTTTTGATAATTATTCTGACGCTAAATATATATTTAATACCTATAAGCTAGAAGTATTAGACACAATGTAAAAGGACTATTCATGGAAGAATATAATTGTAAAGTATGTTTTGATGATAAAACTCACATTGGTTGTTATGCATGTACAGATGATGAGAGTGAAGATGAGCTTCTTTATGCGACAGATTATACATCTATTCCTATAGAGAATAATAATTGTACGTATTTCGGCAGATTATCAGACGAACAACCGGATGTTGGAGTGATTTATTCTATGTTAGATGTACATATTGAGAAGATAATAACTAAACGTGCTGATGATTTTAGTAAATTAATGAAAGATCAATTAATTAAATTTAAGAAATCCATTAAAGAAGAATTAACTAAAAATAAGAAATCTCTCTTATTCATGAAAACTGAAATAAAGTTCTTACAAAAAAATAGTGTAGAGTTTGAAAAGCATATTAAGGAATTAAAGAAAGAGAATATTAAATTAATGCATGTTCGTAAAGATATTAATGAAGACCAAGAAATGGCAGATGTTAAGGCGGCTTTAGTTAAGAAGGGTGTTATTAAAGAAGCCAAGATTGAAAAGACTTTTACAGAAAAAGTAGTATAATATCTTAACAATTAACACGGAGCGTTAATCATGATTACCGATTTTCAAATGGATTATGTACAACAAAATGGTTTACCACGTATTGGTAGAATGGTTTCTACAGATACCTTAAGTACGGTTGCAACTGCCGGATATGTAAATGCCTATATTGCTAATGCTAATATTGCATTGGAATTAACTGATTTCATCGCTGTTTCTGCATCAAATGGTAATCATTGGTTTTATCCAACCTTTAGTGGGCCAGCTAATACTGGGACAGTGACATTAGTTTCCATTTAAAGATTTATGGCTGAATCTATGATGTATACGCCTGCGAAAGCATCGAGCGGTATATTAGAAAATAGGCCACCCAATTAATTCATAAGACAAGGATGTCTCATGGAACGCGAACTCACGGATGTGAATAATACGCTGTCATCTGAAGAAATATCAGAACTTGAAGAGCGTCGCATTGATCGGCTCAATCAAGCCGGTATTGAAGAAGAATCAGTTTTAGAGCGAGGCAATAAGCACCAAAATACATGGAATTCTTACTTTAACGAGAATATCGTTCGTGGTAAAGATGACATGAATTTCACATTGCGCGATCAATGGACAGCGGTTGAGCGTAGTGAGTTTTCGCGATTATTTAAACCTGCGATGACATTTAATAAGCTATATGATCCTGTTAAAAAGATCATTGGCGAGCAACGAAAGAATAAGCCAGATTTAATAGTAAGGTCACTCACT